ATCATAGTCAAAACAACGAACCCATCTCTCCATACACATCCAATTTTTTTCATTATTTATAACGTCTATACCATTACCTAAATAGGGAAAAGGATCATTAGGATTATTATTTACTACAGTAACAGGCATTAAAGTTTTATAAGTACTAGCAATATTTAATACATTTTCTGATCTTTTATAGTTTAATACTATTAATCTTATATCAGCCATAAATAGAAACACCACTCATTTTAGAGTGAGTATATATAGCGTATCTTACAGAATCACTAGGATGAGAAGTCCAATCATGAATTGGTTTAGGGTTTTCAGTATTAGGGTTCCATCTATAAGAACTCATAGCAGAGTAAGTATGTTTTCCTCCCATAGTATCAAAGTATAGATTATCATTTTCTATCAGTGATTGTAAGTAAGATATACCATCATTAACTGACTTAATAGCATTTTCACAATATATATCATAATCATATGCAAAGTCAGCTTTTACTTGTTGTGCCGCAGAATCTATATAAATAGTTTCTATATTCCATCTATCTATTTGTTCTTGTATTGCAGAAGCTAGTTCAGAAGTAGTAGATTCTTTAGATATATATTCATCAAGAATATAATATGATGTACCATCGTAGCCTATAACAACAAATACATTCTCATCTCTGTACCCAACATCGAGTCCTGCGATAATTTCCATATACCTATCTTCTGCATAATCACCAATATGTTTTGTATCATCTAAATACTCGAATATCTGTGCTTCAGTAGTTGTCCACTCACACTCATACTCTTGGGCAAATAGTGCTCTTGTAGATGTTCTTTTAGCTTCCATAACATCTTTTTCAGATAGTAAAGGATTAGCTCTCCAAGTGTGTATAGAAGAACCCCATTCTTCAAATTCATCATCTTTTCCTCTCATAAAATAATCATATAAATAATTACCTTTGCCTCGAGGAGTAGAAATCCACAGGCATCGTGAATCTTTAAAAGTAGATAGTGCAGGACGTAAATCACGAGTAAAGTATTCATCATGAGGTATAATTGCAGCCTCATCAACAATTAGTAGATTGGCAGCGCGACCAACTAATGAATCTCTGTTATTAGCAGATAGTAATCTAAAAATAGATCCATTTACAAGTTTAACTACTTTATCTTTTTGATTAAACTTATCAACTTCTAGCTCCATACTTTTAATTAAGTCAGTAACATAGTCCCATATAATAGAAGATAGTGAAAAATTAGGTGCAACTACCATAACTTGTTGTCCAGGTTCTAACAGTTTAGCAAATGCTATAATAGCAGCAGAGTAAGATTTACCAGTACGACGAGCAGCCACATGTACAAAAAATCTATTTTCTTGTAATCCTGCTAACATAGCTCTTTGAGACTCGTTAAAGGATACATTCTGCGGTAACTTACTACATAGTTTATCTACATTAATCTTAAAAAATTTATCATTCATTTAGGTAACATATTATATAGTACAGAAAAAAGAGTTACTAATCCTGCTACAACTCCACCAGCCCATAGTAGAGTATGTAAAGATGTCTTACCTTGATTAGCTAATTTAGATACTTCATTGAGTTTACCATGTATAACTTTTAATTCTTGAGATATGCTATCCATATTTTCCATAATAATTTTATGTCGAACTTCACATACCGCCTCATGTGAGTAGATATTTGATTTGTTAGTCTGTGAACGTTCATGTAGAATATCTAATTCTGCTTGCACTTGGTCTAACTCTCTTATATTGTCTGACATAATTACTCCGCATAGTATAGCTATACTCTTTATTTTTGTTGTTGTATATTATAATTTATTAACTGTAGTCTATCTTTACCATAGTAAAATTCAGCAGTTGTAGGTATTTCTATACGTTCATCATTTATAGTAGTAAAGAAACGCATTCTTCCTTCGGCAAATACATCATCTTCTATTACATTTCTGAGTGTCTTGAATAGTAGTTGTCCTGGTAACCTATATTTAACTTTATATGTTAACATTTTTTCCTCCGTTAACTGTTTATATTTTAATTATATAGTTAACGACACTAGTTGGCAAGGTTGTTGTCAAAGCAGGAATGCTTAGTGCTGGTATAGTGTGCGTGTGCGCAGCGTTTGAGTTAGCTGTTAAAGCAGTACCAGTTGCAGAGTCTTTCGCTGACGTAGCAAAAGTTCCTGTTGAATTGTTAGTAGATGCAGTGGTAGATCCTGTAGTACCAGTTCCTGTTACGGCAGTAGCGTTGGTAATAACACTAGACGCAGCAGCAGAACCTGTTTCTGCACCAAGAGTAGAGTTATTAGAACCTTTACCCATGGGAACTCTATCACGTAAGTCAGGAAGACCAAAAGTACTTGATCCGTTACCTGTTCCATATAGTGTTCCTATAGCCGCAAACAATCGTGCGTATGTAGTTCTGTTTATGTCTGCTCCGTTACATAGTAACCAGCCCGCGTCAGGGGCAGCAGCTCCACCGAACGCTATGATTGCTCCTGATGGAACAACCTCGAATCCACCGGCAGTAGATCCATCGTGTACTATTAATGCTTCAGTTTGTGTATCGATTGAGAGTTCGCCAACAGCACCTGTAAATGCATTGTTCTGTGCTGTAGTACCTCTTCTAAGTTGTAGTGCTGTAGCCATTTATCGCTCCTTATTTCTTATTTTTATAGTGTACCACAGTCAAGGGTTCCTGTTAATATTATAGTATTAGACGCATTAGTGCCTAGAGTCACATTTCCTGATATTTTTGTTAGGGCGTCAGCAATTAAATCTAACTGACCATCAGTACTAGAATTAATAAATATTAACGCATCTCTAAATAGTACTTTTTTATTAGTGGTCATTACAATATTTTGACCATTACCCTCTAAATCGCCTCCAAGTTGAGGACTAGTATCAGCAACTACACTACCAATACCTGCACTAGCTGCCCAAGCAATATCTGTACCATCACTTGTGAGAACAGTACCGGCACCTCCCTTAGCTAGTCTAGCAGTAGCTGCTGATGCGTTACCATATATAATCGAACCTCTAGTTATAGCATCTAGGTTATTTAACTCTGCAGCAGTAGTAGTCACTGCAGTACTGTCTATCAATAACTTATCTTTTACTATATCTATAGTAGTGCCGCCAGCAGTTAATAATTTATTTTCAGAAGTATCCCATAGTAAATGAGCACCATCAGTATCACCAAATAGTTTAAAATCGTAACCTTGATCATTTACACCTTGAGTAAAAGCTGCACTAACTTGGATTGCTCCTTCAAAATTTGAAGTACCTTTAATAGCCAGATCATGAGTACCAGGACTAATATTACCAATAGACATATTACCACCAACATGGACATTACCAGTAGCAGTTCCATTACCAACAGTAACGGTAGCGTTAGAAGCAACTTCTAACTTATTTGTGGCGTCTATTCCTAAACCGCCTAAAAATTTATCAACTTTTGTAGTCATAGTAACCTTTCTATCACATTTATATTATGTGGTCAATATATTTATTAGAATGCCCCGCAGTCCACAGATATTACAGATCCTACAGGTTCCATTAAGTCATATGAAGGTGTAACTCTTACATCAAAAGCATCAAGACTGGTATCTGTTAGATTGCCTAAGTCACTATTAGTAGTGCCAGGAGCAACAGCGAGAGTAGTAGCTGTAGTGTAGCCTCTAATTTCCGCCCCACCAGCAGGATCTTCCCAAGAAATATCAGTTCCATCACTTGTTAAAACTTTATCTGCACCGCCAGCAGCTAGACGAGCACTAGCTCCTGATCCATTACCATAAATTATAGAGCCTCTAGTTATAGCATCTAAAAGATTTACTTCTGCAGCGGTAGTAGTAACAGCTGTACCACCAATAAATAGTTTATCTTTTGTTATATCTATTTTTGCTGCGCCTGTTACGCCTAATGTGTCTGCAGAGGTATCCCATAACAAGAAAGCTCCTGCAGTATCGCCAAATAACTTAAGATCGTAACCTTGATCATTTACACCCTGTACAAATGCAGCGTTTAACTGGATAGCTCCTGAAAAAGTTGACCCAGCTAAAGCAGCTTTACTATCTATCTGAGTCTGAATAGCGCTTGATACGCCGTCTAGGTATCCTACCTCCGTAGCAGTTACCGCAGAAATTGCAATCTTACCAGACCCGTCAGATACTACAGCTCTAGATGCTGTGAGGTCCGCGTCGTCAATAGTAGTAGCTGCTCCAGTAATAGTAGCTTGTTTAGAATTGATCTGAGTTTGGATAGCGCTAGTTACGCCGTCTAGGTGTCCTACTTCAGTGGATGTTACAGCAGAGATTGCAACCTTACCACTTCCATCAGATACTACAGCTCTAGATGCTGTTAAATTACCTGTAGTAATTGTGGACACTGCACCTGCAATATTAGCTACACGTCTAGCTTCTACAGCAGTAGTTTCGGTTACAGTAGCAGCTACACGACTAGAGTTATCAGCTAAATTAGTATTAGTAGTATTAATCTGAGTCTGAATAGCGGAAGTAACACCGTCTAGATAACCTATTTCTGTAGAAGTTACAGCAGAAATAGCAATCTTACCGCTACCATCTGATACTACAGCTCGACTCGCAGTTAGATTATCTTTATAAACAGTGGACACAGCACCTGAACGGTTGTCTGTAATTGCTGTATTTAAATCTGCACCATTATATTTAACTGAGGCGGCAGTAAATTGTCCTACAGCTAAGTTAGCAGCTCCAGTAGGACTAATAGCGACGTTAGAATCAGGATCTCTAGTTTCGGATATTGTAAAGAACTTAACTGACTCATCATAGTAGAGAGCAGCATTACCAGAAGTACCACGATTAAAGAATATACCAACATCTGCACTGGGAGCGCCAGATACGGCATTAGCAAGCATTATAAATCTGTCTTGAATTACTTTATTTTCTGAATTAACAGTTGTGGTCTCGCCATTAACTGTTAAGTTACCTGTGACAACTAAGTCATCACTCATATTTACTTGACCAGTAAATGTAGCCCCTGCTAAAGGAGCTTTTGTATTTAATTGTGTTTGTATAGCAGAGCTAACACCATCAAGATAACCAATTTCTGTAGAAGTTACGTCTGATATAGCTACTTTACCTGAACCATCACTAACAACAGCTCTAGAGGCTGTTAAGTTAGTATCGTCAATAGTAGTAGCTGCTCCAGTAATAGTAGCTTGTTTAGAATTGATCTGAGTTTGGATAGCGCTAGTAACACCGTCTACATAGCCTAACTCTGTAGCAGTTACTGCTGAAGCCGCAACTTTACCACTTCCATCAGAGACTACAGCCCTCGAAGCTGTAAGGTTACCTGTAGTAATTGTAGACACAGCTCCAGCAATATTAGCTACTCTGCGAGCCTCAACAGCTGTAGTTTCTGTTACAGTAGCTGCTATACGACTAGAGTTATCAGCTACATTAGTATTAGTAGTATTAATCTGAGTTTGAATTGCAGAAGTAACTCCATCTAGATAGCCAATCTCAGTAGCAGTGACTGCAGAAATAGCAATCTTACCAGATCCGTCTGAAACCACTGCTCTAGAAGCTGTTAGATCTGCATCATCAATAGTAGTAGCTGCACCCGTAATTGTAGCTTGTTTAGAGTTAATTTGAGTTTGGACGGCGCTAGTAACGCCATCTAGATGACCAATCTCAGTAGCAGTTACGGCAGAGATAGCTACCTTACCACTACCATCAGAGACTACAGCCCTCGAAGCTGTTAGATTACCAGTAGTTATAGTAGAAACAGCGCCTGCAATGTTAGCTACTCTTCTGGCTTCAATAGCAGCAGTATTACTAAAATTACTGGCTATACGGCTAGAATTATCAGCTAGATTAGTATTGGTAGTGTTGATCTGAGTTTGTATAGCAGAGCTAACACCATCTAAATACCCAATCTCAGTTGACGTTACGTCTGATATAGCAACTTTACCTGAACCATCAGAAACTACTGCACGTGAAGCAGTAAGGTCTGCTGTGGTAATTGTAGAAACTGCTCCTGCAATGTTAGCTACTCTTCTAGCTTCTACAGCTGCGGTATTAGCGGAAACTATGTTTATATTAGCATCTAATCGGGTAAAGGTCACGAAATCATTAGCAGCACTTGCAGTGGTAGCTATCTTTGTGTCTAATTGTGTTTGTACACTAGAGGTAGCATCTAAAAATCCTAATTCAGTGCTGGTAACACTCGCAAGAACAGCAACTTTACCTGAACCATCGGATATAAGTGCTCGTCCAGTAGTTAAATTACCTGTGGTAATAGTAGATACAGCTCCTGCTACATTAGCTACGCGTCTAGCTTCAATAGCGGTAGATTCTGTAACACCTGCTGCTACATTGTTTTGAACTGTGTTAATATTAGCATATAAAGTTGTATATGTAGCAAAATCATTAGCAAATGCCACAGTAGTTCTCAAACTAGCAATTGTAATCTTTTTAGTAGCATCAGCATCAATATCTACAATAGGAAATACATCTACTGCAGCACTATCTGCTGCAGACAGCTCAGTGAGATCTGTAATTTTTACGTTAGCCATGCATATATCCCTGTCGTGTAGATTATTGTCTACTAATTATCTTTACATTTTTACACACACTACATAGAATGTCAAAATTTTAAACTTGATTACGTTCCAAAAAGTCCCCAGATTGTGTTGTTAAAAATAATCCATCTTGAGTTACAAGCTTTTCACGCAGTGTAGTTAGATCTTGTTGAATTTTGATACCATCACCAGATTGAGTAAACAAAAATAATCCATCTTGAGTGATAAGTTCGCCAACCACTTGTACAGAACTAGGTGTTCGACGCCTAAAAAAAGCAGATGATGTGGTTAGTCGTAGCCTAAGACGCCCGATCATTAGTTACGCTCAGATATGAACAATTCACCATCAATAGCGTCTGCCCGTCTAGTAGCTATATATCGTTCATCAGTAGCACCAAATGCAATACCGGTACCTAGATCATAAGTTTGTAGTTCGGGAAGGTAGTGACTAGTAGTAACTGAAGCTACTACTGTTGAGTCACCAATTTCAATGAAACAATTGGCAGTAGCATGTACTGTTATAGCTTGAGTGGTTACTGCAGTAGAACGTGCAGAGCCAGCTGCTACAGTAACTTTCTGACCTCCACTAGGTTTAAGAGGTAAAATGGGTATAGCATTGTTATTTTCGTCTTTGGGTTGTCTACTCATTATATCTCCTAAATGCGGGACGAGTCATCCATCGTTGCGCGAAGCGCTTGCGATTTTTTTCGGTTGGTTAGCGTGTTCTCATTCCATGAGATCCTTCATCAGCTTGTCATAGTTGTTTATCTGGACCGCCACAGCTGGCCCAGCGGTTTTAGGCTTCATCCCAACTTCAATATCTTGTAGATGCTTCATCCAATCGAGAAGATCTTTTTTAGAATAGATGCCTGTTTCCACAGCTTCTTGTATTTTTTGATCTATCACTTGGTTTATTAGATTTACACGCTTGATCCTATTGAGGTATCCTTGCGTAGCGAATACAGAATCTATGTAAGCTTTAACTTCTTTTTTCTCTATCACTGCGGTTACACGATCTTGTGTAATAGCATACTCTTCAGCAATATCGGATACGCTCTTACCTGCTAGATAGTCATTCGCAAGAGCTAATACAACTGGATCCAGCGGGGGAGCGTCAAGAGTTTTGGTGAGTGCGTCCACCGTGGTTGTAATTTGTTTAGACAAGTTCTGCTACCTCATATGTAATGTTAATTGACTGATCCATAATTCCATAAGGGCTCATCAATCCCTCATCTGTACGAAACGAGATGACACTAGCTACTTCCACGCCTATGTCACGATGTGCCTCAGCGAATGGTTGAATTGCAGCGGTTTCAATATCAATTCCTAAATCTTCAGCTAAATCAATTGTCTCTCCTGAATCACCGTCGAATACATAACCACGAAGTGATATTGCGAGCGTAGCGAGCTTGCGTCCAGCCCCGTAATGAAAACGAGTTTCAGGCTCGACTAACATGCACACAAACGGAAAATCGTTCACTTCATTGAGAAATACCATTTGACGTGTCACATTACCTGACAGTATGCGAGCTACATTAGTGTGTATATCCGATACAAGTGCTTCAACAATTTGCGTACGCCTTACTGTCATCAGTCAGCCTTCAGAGAAGGCCAGAGGACATCTATGATATCATCGATATCCAGCTGGGCGTATTTAGCATACAGTGCGCTAGTAGCAGGGCTTTCATCAGATTGAAAATTAATCCAACGTAACACAAAAAATGCTAAATCACGAGGTTCTGCTTTAATAAAATTATCTTCAAACCACGAATTAAATGATGTAAGTGTAGGTATTTCACAACCTAAAGCCTTATTATCTTCCATTACAACTAAATTGTTGGGTGATTTATCATTGTTTACATCGTATGAAGGATGCAATGGACATTGCACTGCATCTATACACTGAAAACCATCACTATCTAAAGGCACATCTTCAGAATCGTAAGTAACAGGAGGTTTGCCTGGCCAATAGTAGTTACCTGAATCATCATCAGATTCTGATGTATTATATATTAGCGGTCCATATTTGAATTGTTCCATAATTTACCTCATAAAATTTTTTTAAGACTCATAATAAATACGAATCTAAACTTATGTCTAGTATAATACTCCTTTTAAAGGATGTCAAGAACAGTCCTTGATTTTCCAAAATTTCCCTGATAAAGCGTCTGGAGATGGGCGCACAGGTCTGATACAACCTAAAGTCGTATGAACCGCCCCCTACACCCTAGAGGCGAGTGCGGCCAGCTGCGGCTGCTCGCCTTTAAGATGTAAATTTAATTTTGATTCAATCAAATTAATTGTTGCATGTGTCGACCGTGCGCGTTATATTAGTTATAGAAACAGAGACAAGGAGTTCTCAAAATGGCCGACATTAAATCC